TGACCTTCGCATCATCGCTTTGAAAATTAATGACCTGATTCTTTTGAATGACGTTCAAAGTTGCTTTCGGATTCCGGACCGTCTGGATCGCGTAACGTCTTTTTCCAAACGGGTACAAGTCGGAGCTGACCAACCGAAAATCAATTGCATCATTGAAGATCCTCCGGAGGCAACGCAGGTACATTGAAACAGTCGTGACTGTCTTCGCTGGAATTGTCACAGTCTCGCCCTTGTCGTTTACTTCCTTCCGAGCTGTGGTCATCCACTTTGCGTAACGCTTCAACCACTCCGGTGTGACCTGGATCAACACGAGATCTCCCTCAAAAGACAGAATGCTACTCTTCGCATTTTGATAAGACCTTTTAGTTCCGACTCTATCGGTGCCGTCCAGCTCCAAGATCACGCGATCGAACAAGCCGCTAATGGTGGATAGGGAAGGACCTGAGTACAAGCGATCGAACAGCTCCACGCCAACGAAGTCATTCGTCTTGAGGATGGCCAGCGCCCGGCTCTCGATTTCCAGAAGTTTATTGCGGATGTTTTTATGCTCGGCTGTTCGCGGCTTAGTCGTGATCGCAGCAAAGTCTTCCTGAGTGGTCGCGCACTGAGTCGGATAGTATTTGCGGACCCATTTCTTTTTACCAAGTTCGATGGTTTGAAAGGTAGCTCGCAGCTTGATCGGGTACAGGCCAGACACCAACGCCTTGCGTGTGTCCTGCATGATTGAGATTATAGGCTTGTTGTGTTGCACAGAGTTTGCACAGAAGAACCAAAATAAAGCTAAACCGCAACCATATCAAAGTATTAGTAAAACATTATTGAAACTGTATAATTGACTGATATACAGGATTTCGCTTTGCAATCTGCGATCTATTGACAACATTTGCCGCAACGGATAATATGCCTTGTAATCAGTAGGTCGTTGGTTCGATTCCGACAGGGGGCTCTGAACATCAATCATTTACAAGGCTATTCATCCGAATAGCCTTTTTTATTGCACACACTTTGCACAGTAAAAAGGGCTTCCACCTTAAACGAAGGAAGCATTTGAAGCCCTATGTCAAGACCTATCTAAAGTATTTTGGACTCGATGTCTCTGACTTCCTGGAGTGCGAAAACTGCAAAGCTCAAGCTGTCGACATCCATCACCTCACGACAAAGCACACGCAAGCCGTGCATTCAATGACGAGATGCGAATGGTCCATCGCAAGAAACTTCTCACCGTAAAGACCGATCACGAAACCACAAAACTCATTCCGGTATGCCAGTAACTCCAGGAGTAAAAAGGTCCATGCACTACAACGGCAACGCGAAGGTGCTCGGCAATGTCATCGGCACAAAATCCGAAGAAGACAAGATCGCCACGCAGATGCAAGCGCGTCTGACCGTCAGTTGGATTGAGAAAGCTTTCCGCGCTGGCTACGCTGCCAACTCAATGAACGACCAGATCGAACTTGATCAGGCATGGGACGAATTCAAGATCTCGGCCTCAAAAACTATTTCACCTATCAGCTCTACTCCCAATGGCGAAGACAAAAACTAAAGGGAAGGCGAAGACAAAAAAAAGCGCGGAGCCCGGAGCGAATCCAGGAAGGGTGATTCCTCCACACGTCCGCGAAGCGGCAAGCGAAGCGCTGAAGGGAAATGATTTTTGGAACCTAAGAGCGAAGCACGGACGCGACAAGCTGTTCGCAACTCCGGAACTCATGTGGGAAGCGGCGTGCGAATATTTCGAAGAAGTCACCAACAATCCCGAACACGAAAGCAAACCGTTTGTTGTGCCCGTCGGGAATAATTGTGGATCAACCGTTGAAATGATCAAGGTCCCAATCAAAAGACCTTTCACTCTTCACGGCCTGTGCTTGTACCTCAGATGCGGCCTTTCATACTTCAGAAACTTCAAAGCAAACCTGAAAGACGACAATAAAAGTGACAAAGATTTTCGGGCGGTCATTGAGCAAATCGAGGAGACAATCTACAATCAGAAGTTTTCCGGAGCCGCTTCAGGTTTCTTCAACGCGAACATAATCGCGCGTGATTTAGGCATTGCTGACAAGACCGAAGGCAAGTTCGAAGGACAAGTGGAACACAAAGTAACCGGCATGATTGTACAATGAAAGGACTCATCCTACTAATGCTACTAACCTTTAACACCCATGGCAACGAGAAACAAAAAGAGGCGTGCCGTTACTGGATCGACCCTTCTGTTTTCGATATTGCTTACGGTGGTTCGAAAGGATCCGGCAAGTCTTACCTCGGCGTCACGCTGATCTTCGGTGACGCGCTCACCTATCCGGGGACTCACTACTTCATCGCCCGGAAGAAGCTCAACGACCTGCGCAAGTTCACGCTTCCTTCCATCTACGAAGTCTTTGATCATTGGAAGATTGGTCCAGAGTATTACAAGTTCAACGCGCAAGACAACGTCTTCACCCTTCACAACGGGTCAAAGGTTTTCCTCCTGGAAGCAAAGTTCCTCCCAGGAGATCCTCTTTACATGCGCTTCGGTTCAATGCAAATGACTCGCGGCTGGATCGAGGAGGCTGGAGAATTTGAAGTCGCTGCGAAGAACAACCTCGCAGCTTCAACCGGCCGCTGGAAGAATGACGACTACAAGATCGCTGGCAAACTCCTTCAGACGTGTAACCCCTCGAAGAATTATCTCTACCGCGATTACTACAAAAAGAAGAAGGACGGCACACTCGAATCATGGAAGCGATTCATTCAAGCTCTTCCGGAAGACAACAAGAAGCTTGCTGCCGGATACCTGGAAATGCTTATGCGAACCCTTTCAACCAACGAGAAGGAAAGACTCGTGTTCGGCAATTGGGAGTACGATGACGATCCAGCAACGCTGATCGATTACGACAGCATCATTGCAATCTTCACCAACGCATTCGTCAAGCCAACAGGCAAGAGGTATATCACCGCGGACGTCGCGCGCTTCGGTAAAGACAAAACGATCATTCGAGTTTGGGACGGCTTCGTAGTCATTCACCGGACGGAAATGTCTAAGGCGAAGATCCCTGAGGTTGCAAACAAGATCAAGGACCTCGCGAAGATTCACGGCGTACCGATGCCGCGCGTAATGATTGACGAAGATGGAATCGGTGGCGGTGTTGTGGATCTCCTGCCTGGCTGCAAAGGATTCATTGCCAACTCATCGCCTATCAATCCGAAGCCAAATGAAAGCTATGACAGTTTGAAAAGTCAATGCGCTTTCAAGCTTGCTGAGAAGGTCAACGCGAGTGAAGTCTACGAGCCCAACGCGGATCCCATCACGGTCGACAATCTCACTGAAGAGTTTGAGCAGCTGAAGCAAAAGAATTTTGATCTACCTGGGAAGAAGGGAATCATTTCAAAGGATATCGTGAAGGAGCTGATAGGGAGATCTCCTGATGACCTGGACACTTACATCATGCGAATGTTTTTTGAGATAGGTGCAGTGAAGGGTTTAAGCTTCGTGTCTGGTACTACGGCAAGAGCAACGAACGGAAGGACTATTGATTCAATGGGATGAAGTTTCACAGACAAGAACATATCGTCATAAGAAACGAATCCGGAGAGATCATCCAGGGCGGGAGCTGCTATCCTACTGTATTGGCTTGCTTGCTTGATTTAGAACTTCACCAAGTTCCATATTTCCATTTGTTGTATTGGTCAGAGAAGGACCGGAAGGAAAACATATCCAAGTACCTTCAAAATAGATACCTGGACGGGCAGTCGATAGAAGACTTCAAGGGGAAAGAACATCACAAGGAAAATTTCCAGCGCATGGTTTCTATTTCTTTGAACCTGTGGGATAACGTTCGATTGTTTTGGCTGGCTTCAATTGGATATGAAGAGGATTACATTTCTGACATTGATCAATGGTTGATTGATAATCCCGACACTCCTTACCTAGCTTCTGGTAAATCTTCGAGAGGAGTTGATCACATCGTCATCTATCAAAATGGAAAATTACTTCATGATCCTCATCCAAGCGGTGAGGGACTAAAAGAGGTCTGGCCGAAAGATTACGCATTCCAAATTCTTAAGAAAATATCTGAATGATCACAGTCACCAAACTTAAACAAGACATGACTCAGCGCCCCTATTGGAGCGTGATGCTCATTGATGACAAGGAGAATAATCACATCGTGCGCGAAGTGATCTCTTTGACCTTCGACATCAATGACAACTACAACAAGTGGAAGGAGTATGAGAAGGCAAACAACCGCATGGCCATCGAGCTAATGAGCGCGAAGAACAAGAAGGAGCAATACATACTCGCGCAGATGTTCCTTGAAGAGTCAGTCTACGACAAAACCGAAAACCGCAACTAACCCAAATTTTATGAAATACGATATCAAGAATCTTATTCAAGGATCGCTCAGAGGCTTCGTCTACATAGTTGTCGCCTCACCATTTCTCGCGCTGTCCTGCCTCCTGATTGGCTTGATCGTGAAGATGGCTATCAATGTTTTCATGTACGGTTTTAATCTACTCTGATCAAATGATTATAGCTCCCCTAGTTTTTGTGGTGAATGAAAATCTTAAAGTAGAGTGTCCCTCCTGTTGGGAGAACACTAAACTCAAACACTTTCAAGGTGTGGCGCGTGATTGCGTTACCGGAGATTCCAACATCAAAGTATTCTGTGCGCTTACGGGTGCGGCTTACAATGCCGTTGAAGAATCGAACAGCGAGGATCTTGACGCTGGACTATACCAAGCTGTCGCATTTGTCACGAATCAGCCTCAGACGTTCAGAGATGTTGCCGCTCCGAACTACATCAAACTGCGGGGTAAGAATATTCTAATCCCTCGCGAGATCCAGCGGCTCACTGTAGGACAAAACTTTCAAATGAGAGTTGAGATGTCGAAGGCGAAGAACCTTGAGTCCATCATCTCGATTGCTGCAGCTATCTACCTGCAGCCTCTTGTTGACGAAAGCAAGTTCAACTTCGAAAGAGCGAAAGAACTGGAAGCGGAAATCCTTGAGATGAATATCTTCGAAATCTTCCCGATAGGTTTTTTTTTGTTAAACAGGCTGAACAGCTCTGGGAAAAGTGGAATACCCTCCTTACTCCGGAACCTACTGGCGAGGATAAAACGAATGCTGCCTACGCGGTTATCGCGGGCGTCAATCAGCTTGAGCCTCTTCATGATCTTGCTCTTATCGATAGGTACGCTCAACACTATGGCCAGCTCCCGAGAGTTGTCCAGGAAGAACCCTTCGATGAGTTTATGCCTTTCTTCTTACTCTGGAAACGACAAAGCGAATTCCAGAACAGACTTTCACTTCTTAAAAAATCTTTAAATGCCGATACCTAAAGTTAAAGACCCTGTCATTCAAGAGCTTCAGCGCATTTGCGAAACTCAGTTAGCATTACCGACCACGTTCATGGAAGCGAACTTAGCTGAGGCTAACTACGGCCTTGACGAGCTGACCGATGTTAAGTTTCCGGTACTGATCTATGTCACCAACAAAGGAAGTGACAACGAGTTCAACGAAGCCGGTGAGGTTCAACGGACTCTACGCATCTATGCTCTTCTGTTGAATCGTGTTGACAACCCAACGACAGGTTTCGATTCCTCTGAAGTGAATGCCACCCTCTACCAGGTTGAACAGCTTGCGCAGAATCTTCAGTATTGGATCAACCGATCTCCATTGTCGGTAGACGGAGGAGTTGACAAGTGGAAGTCCGACAATCTCTATGCACAGTTTGACGCTCACCTTTTCGGCAAAGGTCTTGACTTTCAATGGAAGGTTAACACCGGAACAAGTGGATACTATAATCGCGGCTATTGATGACAGACAAAGGGATCATATTCAAATTCATTGACGGCCTTCGGACCGACATCATTCAGGACCTGCGTGACAAGGATCTGAGTGAAGGTGATTTGAACATGGTCAACAATTCTGAAGACGATGGAGGCGAGCTGCTTGGTGATGCTCATTACTATTTCTTAGTACATGGTCGCAAGCCAGGGAAACAACCTCCCATGGATGATATACTCGGGTGGCTTGAGAAGAAAGGCATTGCTCCTGATGGTGAGATATCAATCAGATCGCTTGCCTTCCTGATCGCTCGCAAGATCGGCAAACTCGGAACGGATATCTTCTTAGGCAGACGGCCAGCTCTCGCACTGGATCAGATCATCGAGATCAATCAAGCCGCCTTCACGGAAGATCTAACCGAGAAGTATTTCGAGGAGTTCAAAGAGATTTTTTCAACCCAACTTAAAAAGGTATTCGCATGAGAAAGCTTGCAACGTTTTTGATTTTCCTTTTGATGATCGTCATCGTCATGATGCTCGCGTCAGCGTGTGCCGGCTCAAACTATGCCGTAAAGCAAGACGAATTGATAAAGCGACAGAAATTAAAGCAAAGATATGTTCTTATAAAACCCGATAGAAAAAAATGGCGCTAACTGTAAATCTTAAACCGAGTGGATTCCAGCCTGTTGGTGGTGGTGATCTTATCTATCAATTCACTGAAGCCTCTGTCGTGGGTAAACCAAACTACAGGGTCGAACTTGAATTCAATGGTCTGTTTGGTGGATTAAAGTTTGAGTATCGGCCTAATGCTGCTTTGGTTGTGCGTTGCAATATTGCTGAGATATTAGCTTCAGCTCTGAAGTTGTCAACTCTCACCACTGATCGCATGAAGAACACTTATGTAAAGTATCAAGCTGTTTGGGATGGCGGTAGTGACGCGCAGGTTCCTTTGTCGGGCGATGTGATTTACTTCTATGTGGGTAACAATCACGCATTGAACTATCGCACGAAGTTGGATATTAGATCGACAGACGGCAACGCGACCCCTAGTTTAGCAACGGGCGTTTTCCTTCTCGACCCCGCTTCAGTCTTACCGGTAAGAACCCGCAAACTGAAAGTAGATCTCTTGTGTGACGGCACACTACCTGCCAACGCTGAATTCTCCTGGGTATGGGATATCTACAGCTTCGATTATGTCTTCACCGGTAACGTGAAAGGGCTTTATAGCTTCGAGTTTACTGTTCCTAATTTTCATCAAGATCCGTTACCCTTATTTATCTATGTCCGGAACAATGCTCATAATCTTTACTATGCGTATGCTCGATTTGATGTCCTGATTTCAGAGAGTGAGAATCCGGTCTACCTGCAATGGATTAATGATTACGGAGGCCTGCAAACATGGATGTTTGATTACAATCAAGGGTATAGTATCAGCCCCGATGATAGTGAGAAATATCCATCAAAACTCCTTATTGAAGATGGCATCTCCTTCGCACAGTGGAAGGCGCTGAATGAGTTAAAACGGAAAGGAGTAATCTATAACGACAACTACCGGATTGGCCAGTTCATTCAAGATATCACCGATGCCGCTAATCCGATTAACCTTCTGGTCGATCCAACATCAAGTAATACACAGACTAAAAAAGTAGGTCATCAATTTCAGGTGTCAGTAAGATACAACGCCATTCCTAACAACCGGGTAACGGCATGAGTTTAGAAATCTACATCGAAGGAAATCAAATGGATCTGGGAGACAAGGCTATTGTCATCGCACGAACTTTGCAACATTTTGAGTTTCTAAAGCTTGGTGGAAGCGTTAAGGCGGAAGGAACAAATCGCCTTACTCTTCCATTGAGCAATCCTAATAAGATCGCCCTTGAGATGATTGCTCCTTTGAGTGTTATCACAGCAAAGCCTTACCGGACGCTATCAATCGTAATCGTTCAGGATGGCATCACCATGCCGCAAGCAAATTGCCAGATCATCAGCCTTCAGGGCGAGATAAAGCTGGACGTTCAAGGTATTGTCAAAGATTTCTTTGATCTAATGGACGGACTGTATCTCAATGATATTGACTTGTCATCTTACAATGGTCTTTGGGATAATGACAGGCACGATACAACGCGCAACACGACAAGCGGTTTGGTGTGTCCGGTTACTAGTAACGGGCAATTAGTCGACAGTACTACTTATGTGGATGGATACACATACGGAAGTGCGATGATTCCATTCTTCTACTACCATACGATCATGACGCAGATGTCAGCTTTGCTTGGGAAGACTTTCTCGGGATCTGTATTCGCAGATGCGAATAGGTATTTGAAGATGGTTATGAGTACTCGCTTTGTATACAATCAGAAGTTTATTGATGACAACACAATAGTGATTGCCAGAAGTAACGTGTCGATTCCAGCTGCTGGCTACGTCTATCCACGATCTCCGCTTTATCCAGCCGGAACACTTGCTGTCGACACTGAAAAATTTTTAAGTTACGACTCAAGCATTGTTGGCGGCATTGCTACCAAGATAGTAAACGGAACGGGGATCGCTCCTTTTTGTAAAATTCGAGTAACGTACACCTGTAAGATTGCCTTAACAGCCGGAGCCATCAATCAAATCACAGGTGTCATATTTAACACTAGTTCAGTTCAAATCACCACATCATCAGTAGTAAACTCAGACATACTGACTTTAACCGCTGACTTGTATTCGCTTGGTGAACGTGTTACCACAGGTGGAGGTCCGGTAGATTCCTTGATTTATGTAGGGCTTAGAAATAATGACGGCATATCGACAGCCAACATAACCAACGGTGTATTCAAGTTAGAATTACTCAACACCACAAACACGGATAGGCTTCAGGCAACCGATTGGCATTGGGAGTTTTCTAAGTTGCTACCAAGAATCCCGTTAAAAACTTTCGTTAAAGACTTCATGAAGATGTTTTGCCTCGCTGTCAGGGAAACAAACGGCAACGTAGAGTTTAAGTATTTCAAAGACATCGCGAATGACACCACTCCAACATCGATAGAACTGAGCCGTGAGGATAAATCACAAGAGCCTATCAAACGCTTTACGCCAAATGGATTCGGTCAATCAAATAATTATTGGTGGATTGTCCAGGATGATGAGCTTGTCATTGCTGATGAATACGGAAAGGGCGTGTTCACACTCGATAATGATTTGCTCCCATCGGAAATAGATCAGTACACTTCAATTTTCACAGCCTCCAATCAAATCACAGAGAAGCGGATCAACCAAGCCGCGCAAATTACAATCTACGATCAATCAGTTCCAGGATTCACTAAAGCGGCAGACTTTGGAAGCAGGCTGTTACTCCTTCGTGATGATGACGGTGTAAACTTCCGTTTCAAGTCCGGTACATCCCGAACGGATTATTTTATCGGCTACTTCATTGACAAGAATCAAACCTACAACCTCAGTTGGCAAGAGTTCCTTAATGAGTTTTATCCGGAGTATACCGATATGCTCAACCGCTACACCGAAATCGAGCAAAAGTATTTGATCACATTGGTTGAATTAAAACAAGTTGATCTTTTCAAGTTGAAGGAGAAGGACGGTGTCACCTATCTGCTTGAGAAGATAGAGAATTTTAAGAAGGGAGAGTTCGCGAAGTTCAAGTTAATTAAACGATAAAAGGGATGGCAAATGAGAAGCAAGAAATTTTATACAGCGTAAAGCTCGATGTCGCGGGTACAACCGAGGCGTTGAAACAATTCGAGCAATCCGCAAAGGGGGCAACCAAGGCTAATGAGGATCTGAAGGGTTCACAAAAAGACTCTACTGAAGAGGCCAAACGGCAAGAGGCTGCGGCAAAGAAAACGAAGGAAGCTGTCGAGGCTGAAGCGTTCTCCATCTCCGCTTTACGAAAAGAGAATAAGCAACTCACTGAAATTCGTAACGCTACAACTACAGCCACTGAGGAAGGTCGGAAGAAGATCGCCCAAATCAACAAGCATCTTGATGAGAATAATAAAGCTATCAAGGAAAATGTCGATCAGTACACTAAACAGAAGATTGGAGTAGGCGATTACACCGGAGCGCTCGATAAGCTCGTTCCGGGACTGGGCGCAACGATAAATGGGTTTAAAGGAATGAAGGATTCCGCGGTCGCGTTCCTGTCTACTCCAATAGGTATATTCTTTGCCGCCCTGGGCCTTGCTGTTGGTGCCCTTACAGCTTACTTCAAAGGAAGCGAGGAAGGTCAGGACAAACTCGCCAAAGCAATGGCCATCGGTAAGGTAGTTATGAATGGCGTTCTTGTTGTTGTTGAAAAGTTAGGGGGCATGTTGTTTAGTGCCCTTGAGTTCATTGGTGATATTGGTCTTGCCGTTGTCAACAAAGTATCTCCCCAGATTGGTAAGGTACTGCAACAATCAATCGATGCAGGAACAAAAATATCAGACCTTCAGGATAAGATAGAAACTGAAGAGAATGATTTTCTTGTAAGGCGAGCTGAGACCGACAGACAAGTAGCCAAGATCAGAGAGGATGCCCTACAACTGGAAGGCGATGCTAAACGTAAAGCTACCCAGGAAGCTATCGATCTTGAGAAATCATTAGCTCTGGCTGAAACAGAGCACAACAAGGATAAGTTAAAATTAATAGATCTGGAGATCAAAGCTTCTGGCGCGGCCACTGAAGAACAGAAGAAACAAAGAGCTGAGGCGTTGGCGGCTGTCATTAATTCTGAGGCTGAGGGATTCCAGGCGACACTTCGATTCCAAAAGGAGATTGAGAAGCTGAAGGATGAAGCTGTTAAAGCTGAACTTGAAAGGCAAAAGAAATTATTCGAAGCCTCAGAGTTGGACCGGGCAGCGAGGATCGCTTCAGTTGAGCGTGAGTTGAAAGATAAGAATGAAAAAATAACATTAGCTGGAAAGGTTGAGATTGACGCCAACAAGGCATTAGCAACTGATCTTAAAGGCGTGTATGATGATCGGGCAAAGTCATTTGGTGCAATGACCGACAGTATCGCAGACAAGACAAAGGAGGCGAAGGAAACACAGAAGGCGGCATTTGAATATGATAAACAACTATCAGACGCTAAACTTGGTTTATTAAGCCAGCTGGGCTCAACCGTTAGCGCCATCGCTGGGAAGAACAAAGATCTTGCTATCGCTGGGGTTATTATTCAAAAGGCAGCCGCGATAGGTCAGATAATAGCCAATACGGGAATAGCGGCTTCAAAAGCGATTGCGGCTTCTCCTCTTACTCTTGGTATGCCATGGAGTGGAATAATTGTTGCATCAGGTGCCCTTAGCGTTGCTTCTACTGTAGCTGAAGGAGCTAAATCCATAAGTGCAATAAATTCAGCGAAGACTTTCTTCGAAGGAGGATACACCGGCCGCGGTAACCCTCGCGCTGAATCACAAGCGCTCGGCAAAAAAGCTTACAAATATCACCTTGACGAATACGTGACACCTTCGAGAGTTTTGAATACTCCGGAGGGAATGTATTATGTCAACAAACTTGAAAAATTGAGGAGCAAAGGACGGAATTCATTCTCTTCCACCGGCTTCGCTGATGGTGGCTTTGCCCAACAGTTCGCCACGCAACAGGCTTTTGATAATATCAGCCTTTCGGAAACGAACAGGCTTTTGCAAGACCTGGTGAACAAGCCCCAAAGATCAGTCTTGGTACTTCAGGATTTTGAAGCTGTGCAGACCGAGCGCAACGAAGTAGAAACAAAATTGGACGCGTTATCATGATATACAACCTTTGGAAATCCGGAGCACTGGACCTAAATATAAAACTTGGGATCATTCGCGAAGCGATTCCTAAATACTGCCTTATCTACGAAGAGTATCTAAAGCAACGCGCTACCGGCTTGAACTATATTCAAGCCGTTGAAAAGACTTCAGAGATCATGAACACTTCGTCAGACACAGTGAAAAGGGCGATTGCTGAGGTCATGTAGGCTGTCTCACTTTTTTGCAGAAGATCGAAATAAAACAATCCTGTCCATCGAATCAATTTTGGTTCGATGAAAAAAACGATTTCTATTGTTGGTGACATCGGGACATTTGAATATCTCGACTCAAACGGCAAAGTAGTTCAGGTCAATGGCATCCAGCTTGAAGATGTGATATCTCAGGTCGAACGTCTTCCATCAAATACCAGCGAGCTTGTTATAGAATGCGGTGGCCTTGGTGGTCTCATTGATGTAGCCAAATCCATACGAGGCTATCTAAAATCCATCTCCAAAAGAATCACCATCACCACCAAGCAAGTATCCGACCTGGCCAGTGCCAACACAATCATCTTCACCACAGGATCAACACGCCTCGCAATTGATGATAAGGAAATAAATCCAACCACGGGAAAGCCTTACTTCATTATGGTGCACGAGCCATTAACGCCTCATGCCTCTGGTAATGCTGATAAACTTTCAGGAGTAGTCACAGCCCTTCGCCTGGATGAAGAGGATTTTATTTCCATGTACAACGAAGACACTGGCATAAGTGTAGAGGCTATCCGGCCACTCATGAAAGCTGAAACTTATCTCAGCGGAAGTAAGGCTGTTGATTTAAAGATCGCTACTGCAACTTATCAAAGTCTCAAGCAAGCAGCGCATCACAAACCAGTTCACAATAAACCAAATAATACAATGAGTAAAATTTCAAAACACGCTCTTGACGCGGTGCTAGCCCTTCTCTCAGATGAAGACAAAGCAAAAGTCAAAAAAGCATTAGCACTTGCCCCTCCAGCAGAGCTAATGGGTAAGGCTGTCATAATTGATGGCAAAGCTCCAATCGATGGCGTTTACACCGTGGTAGGTGGTGTAATCACTGCTCTTGAATCTGTGGAAGAAGAAGGCGCTGAACCTACAGCGGCCACTCCAACTACAGCGGCAACAGCGGCTCCGGCCCCAGTAGCTGCCGCTCCGGTAGCAGCAGCGCAACCAGCAATGACATCTGACGCAATCGCAAAGATTGTAGCAGACCAGGTGACAGCGCAAATGACGCTGTTGAAGAAAACAATCAAGACCGATCACGTACCAGTAGGCTTCACGCCTGAGACTAAAGCCGATGACGTGAAAGAATGGGATCGGTCCTGGAAGGCAAACGAACATACAGCCATGAAGAAAAACGATCCTGAAAAGTATCAAAGGATCTTCTATGCTAAGTATGGTAAGATGCCAAACATGTAATCAAGGTGATTGCATACAGTAAATTCTAAATCAATTTTTTTTAACAATGAAACTGAAAACAATTTTTAATCTCTTCCTGAGTCTTGCGGTTTGCTTCATAATAGGAGCCACCGCGACCCAGGTAGCAGACGGATACGGAATCGAATTGAATCCGTATGCAGTAGCGATCTCCTTCTTCACACTGAAGGTGATCTATTGGTTCTCGATTCCATCAGAAGACAGAATCAAGGGTGTATTAATGGCAGGAGTCAACCAGGAAATTTGGATTGACGAGCTGAAGGAAAACTTTTACGCCATCGATCAAAGCGATGACCCGTTGAACGGTTGCGTTGATTGGTCAGAGTGGGTAGAGAATAACACGATCAACTTTGCCAGTGTTGGCGCTGATCCGGTTATCCTGAAGAACAACGCTTCATGGCCGATCACTGCGGTACAACGTACTGACACCGCCTTAACTGTTGCCCTCGACACTTATGATTCAACCACTTCCCGCGTTCGTAACCTGGAAGAAATCGAATCTAAGCCTGACAAGTTGAAGTCAATCGTTGGGCAGCACAAGAAACAGCTGCAGCAAGTTGTAACTGACGAAGGTCTGGTCAACTATGCGCCAACATCCAACGCGACAGCGACACCGGTAATTCAAACCACCGGAACAACCCGCACGATCGTAGTTGCTGGCGGTACGCTCTCTACTGTTGGTAACCGTCTGTTGATCGCGGACATTTCCACCCTTCAGGAGCGTTTCGACATCCTGAATTATCCTAAGACACGCAGACTTTTATTGTGTCCATCTCATCGTAAGGATCTGATGGACCAGGATGCAGCTCTCTTTAAAGCATTCTCTAATCTTCCAAAGGGTGATGTGATTGATCTGTTTGGATTTGAAGTGTTGCCTTACAACGCTACACCTGTTTACACGAAGTCAACCTATGCCAAGAAAGCATACGGAGCGGCTTACGATGGAACTAATGATGTTCCTGCCTCTACAGCTTATTGCCCAGGAGAGATGATGAAGTGTTTGGGTACGGCAGAAATGTTCTACAAAGACAAAGCTATCAACCCAGAGCAACGCGCTTATGAAGTTGGTTTCCAACAGAGGGCAAAGGTGACTACTCAACGTGGTCAGGTCGCAATTGGTGCAATCGTAACAGCTAGAGCTTAATACCATGGCAAAGAAAAAAGAAATCGAAGTGCTTTCAGTCGAGGACTTGAAAGCACTTCAAGAAAAGGTCGCAAGTGGTGTTCCATTGACCGACCTTGAAAAGGCACAGCTTGACGCCAGTATCGAAGCGCAAGCAGAAGATGAAGCTACCGCCAAACGCAAAGCAGAATTTGAGGCTGAACAAGAAGCGCAAGTCGATAGGATTGCAAACCTTATCGCAAGGAAGCTTACGTTCGGTGCCGCTCCAGAAGGGGGCAAACCACACGTTCCTCTTTCTGCAAAAGCAGTGGCAGCATTGCCCAAGCAAACTCAGGAAGAACGTGCGGAAGAGTACTACAAGAACATGGAAGACGCCAGCGAATTCCCTTGGCCAGGCATTCACGTAACGTCTGACCTGAACATCTTCCTGGGTAATCCACTTGGTGAGAATGCTCTTGCTAATCATGTCGCTTCAAGCGTTGTGAATGGTGTCGCTTCGATCACCTACAAGTCTTTCCCTAAACCAAACTAAGGTATGGCAGCGGGAGATTTGATAACAAGTCACGTGGTTGATCCTGCCCAGGTACTGCAAGGCGGTGTCGGGGGGGATAGCAGGCTTGTCTTGATTCTCAAAGCCGATTTAGCTTCTTATACAACGTCAGGCATTGACTTGATCACTGCCTTGACGTTGGCAGCAAATAAGAGTGCGTTCTCGATTGATGGAATCCGGCAGAGCCTTAAACCAATGTATGAGCGCATTGCCGCGGAGTCTGGCCAAAGTGTCTTTAGACATGAGATAGAATTTTTATACTTCGATTACAGCCAGATTACCAAGAACAACAGCGCGAGAATTGCACAAGGTCGCTATATCTGTATTGTTGAGAACGCAAAACAGGATGCAAACACATTGGAAGTGTACGGCCTTGATGTTGGATTAGAGTGTATTGAAATGAAGCGCGCGCCTCAGGAAATGGGGGGAGCGATTAAGATCAAGCTTTCTTCTCCTGAAAAAGAGTACGAAGCAAAACCTCCAAGAACATTGGATGGTGGTACCGGAGTGTATGCAACTAACCGGGCCCTTGTTGATGCTTTGTTATTCCTTCCCACGATTGGAGCTTCTGGATTGTCAATTGTGACCTATCCAGCAGTAACACCAACGGCAATTGTAATCACGGGAACAAACTTCTTTGGCGGTGGTTCAAATACTGCAGTCACTAAAGTTGAGTTGATCAACCAGGCAACCGGATCAGTGATTCCATGGGTAGCGGCATTGACGGTAACAGCTACAACGATCACCACAACAACACCAGCAACTGGTGAAGGCGCTGGTAAACTGTACAGGGTGAAGGTCACTACTACAAAGGGATTTGTTCTTTCAGGTCAAAACATCGCAACCACTTAATCAGATGAGAAAGATCCAATTCAAAAGAGAAGGTGACACCATCAATTGCGGTGGTCAGGTTATCCATCAGGGGAACATCACCCCAGAGAAGTACGATGAGCTTGTGAAGATTGCCCCAGCTCACGCGGATCACTTTGACGTCATTGACGAAGAGGTGGAAGAGAAACCGGCTAAACCTGTAAAGCCAAGTAAGCCGGCTGCAGACGAGAAGTAATATTCTAATAATTCAAAATAGAATAGGCGGTGGTCACGAGCTGCCGCCTATTTTTTTAAATCATCCGAATGGTAGTCTACGAAAAAACAAAGCCGCTCATTAAACGTGTTGCCTCGATAGCTGACACGACTGAGAAGATCATTCGCTTTGGAACTGATAATCTTTATCCACAAGGAGCGGAAGAGGTTGTCAACAGATCATCCACACTAAAGTCATTAATGAACCGAATCGGTGACTTTGTCAACGGTGAGGGTTTTGTCGATCAGAATATTGCCAAGCTGATCGTTAATAGAAAAGGACTGAGAGGTCAGACCGCTAATAAGGTACTGTCCACCGTCTCGCATCCTTTCGTGAGATGGAGAACAATACCCATGCATGTTGGCTATAATCTGTTAGGTCAGATCTGCGCTTTGAATCCACTGGATTTCAAAACGATCCGATTCGGACTTAGAGATCCACAAACAAAAAAGATTTATAAGCTTGCTTACTCAGCAAACTGGGAGCGTGACGGTCGAAGTGTCAACGATCAGAATATTGTTTTCTACGATACCTTCAATCCGGATCCTTCCATTGTTCTTGAACAGATGGAGAAGGCTGGCGGTATTCAACGATACAAAGGTCAGATCATTTACATGACTCCGGAGGAAGGAGAATATCCACTCGCAACCTTTGATGCTGTCTACGATGATGCACAAGTGCAGGCTGAAGTTGGTTTTTTCAAAGTAGGTAACACGCAGAATTCTTTTCTTGCTACACTCGCCATTTTGTATCCAGGAGAATTCTCTTCGCCTCAGGAAGAGCAAAATTTTAGAGATCTGATATCGAACAAGTCTGGATCACGTAATGCTGGCACTCGTATCGGCCTTCAAGATAAATCAGGACAACGCAAGGCCTCTGACATCTTCCAATCGCTCACACCTACTAACCTGGACAAACTTTTTGAATATACCGAGACGTCAGTCAAGGAAAATATTATAGAGAGCGAGGCATTTCCCGCTATGCTCTTGGGCAAATCGCCAAGCGGTTTATTCGCGCAAGGAGACATCGAGCAGGCATACACGTACGTCAACGCCATCACCCGTAACCGTAGGGCGGAACTAAGTGAGGCCTTCTCGATGATTCTATCTTATTGGGAAGATCCAATTATAAGTGATTGCGCGATTATCGAACAACGCTACATTTTAAACAGCTCTGCCGGCACCGGTGGTCTTGACGTTAATGATAACCTGAAGAACATGACCGGAATGCAAGCGGTCAACTTCGCGCGGATCCTGCGTAAGTATGAACAAGGCAAGTACACCCGTCAGGTAGCCGAGACAATGCTTCAATCAGGATTTGGGTTAAGCGGTGAAGAGATCACTAAACTACTCGATGGCATTGACTCAGCGAAAGCGGAGGATGTCGATAATACCAAGCTAACAACAGCCGCTTTCATGGCCCTTGCAAAAGAATACCTATGAAAAAATTAATCATATCGTCCTCTAACATAGTTGAGTTCCGACCTCTAGCAAAGGATATCCCTGCGGATAGAATTATTCCGTATATCCAGGAGGCTCAACAAATCGACTTGAAACAGTTGCTTGGAGATGCTTTGTGGTTAGACTTCTTAAATTGTTTTGATGTCTCTGCAGATTCAAAGTACGCGGATTATCAAAACTTATTACTCGGATCCAATTATACATACGGAACAATCACACTTGAGAATCCGGGCCTGATCGGTTACATGTGTTACATGACGCTGGCCAGGTTCTACGCGAACAATCAGATCAGCGCCACCAAGTACGGCCTTGTTCAAAAACTGAATGATCAAAGTCAGCCGCTTGATCCGAAAGCTGTTCAGGCCGCTATCACAGAGCTGAGATCGAATGCACTCGCGCTTCAGGTTGATATCATCAAGTTCCTAAACACGAACGGCACACTTTACCCGCTCTATGCTTATCAAACCGGTGCCGCTCTCGGGCAGAATGGCGCGAATTTCTTTGACTTGAACGACTCCGGAGGTAATAACTATAACGGCAGGACCATAAACAGTTTTTAAAATGGATATCATCAAAGGTAGTTCGATAGTAATTGGTGGTGTTGTCTACACGAATTGGACGGGTGACATAGCATCAAGCACGATCGCCACTCCATCGGAAATGACGGGAGCAACCGTCATGCTGTTTGTGAA